ACAAATTTTGAGAACTTTAATTCGTCGCGTGTGACTTCTGCAACTCGACCAATTGAAAAACCTTGATTTGGTTCAAGTCTAGAAATAGGAACATTAAGAGACTTATATAGTTTCTTTTCGAAATATTTTACATCTTCCAGTTCACCAAGGTTTTGGCCACCAGGAAGTGTGGTAATTTCTGTGCCCTTACCACCTTCTCTACGGGGCAACCAAAAATCTTCCATCATCGACAAGAATTTACGATCATCACGGACTTCGCCTGTATTTGCATCGTATACCAACTTGTTCTTATACTTGACCATAATGTCACGCAGGTACTGCTCAGCCTTCAGTTTAGGCAAGTTACCAACATCGATGTAGAAAATTCTTCTTTCTGGTGCTCTAGAGATACGATAGATAACTGTCGCATCTTCAATCATACGCAACTGGTTTAATGGTTTGATTGCCTTGTGGAGATATGATAAGACAACAGCCCTGCGAGAATCCATAAGGCCAGACACAATAGATATAATGGAATCAGTGGTAATTCTAACACCAACAGGACCATAGTTAGAAGAGCTACCTGTAACAACTTTGTCATTAAAAATGTAATATTCATTAACAGTTTTGACAATTTCTGCTCCAGTTCTCTCATCTTTTTGTTTTGCCATTTCACGAACTTTACGCAATTTGCGAGGATCAATATAACGCAGTTCTTGTATGCCACCAGCAGGATTCTCTCTGTCGAGAATTACATGATAGTATAAACGGCCATCAATATAATATCTACGGAAGATATCATATGCCATATTGTTGTAATTAAACAACTTTAGAATTGTTTGGAATTCGTTTTTAATGGCTGATTTAATTTTTTCTGGTTGTTTTAGGTTATCTAAAACGATATCAATAATTTTACCATCGTCATCTTGGCAAATAGCTTCATTAACTATATCATCGATTGCAGATTCAATTTCTGGTTGCATGGCCATTTCACGATAACGAGAAATTAACTCGACTTCGTTTTTGGCTGTACCGTCTAGATCAACATATGTGCCATAATATGCAGCAGATGTTATAGTTAATGCGCCATCTTCGGCCGCAGGAGGTGTAAAAGAAGGTTGCAGGGTATCCTGAACCTCCTTATCTTCACGCGAAATTGTAAAACCAAAGAGAGAAAATTTATTAGGTGTTGCCATATTTTTTTATTTAAATAACAAAATCAAAAAATCATAAAAGGGGGCCGAAGCCCCCATATTAAAATCAGGTTGTTGTTTCGGTTTCCCAGTATTGGTATGCAAATGTCACAGAGAATTCTTCAATTGTGTCATTTGAACCCCAATCCAAATCGATTGGTGCAAGATCAATTGGGAACATACCAACAAACTTGTACTTCTTCAATTCATTACCGGTTTTACCGTATTGTGTAACTTCTGCGTCTACAGAATAGCCAGCAGGTTGTGCCGATCCTGGATCACGCAAGTTGACCGCATGGCTGTTGATGGTATTCATCCATCTTTCCATGGTGTTTCTTACAACGAAATCTTCGTCGTTAATAACGGTGATTGTCCAGTCAGCAAATGTTCTGTTACCAGCAAATTTCATTTCACGACCAAAGTAAAATACTGGAACTTGATTGATTGTTGAACCTGGAAGTTGTGCTGCTTTGGCCATAAAGGTTGCTTTACGAGCAGCATCAGCACCACCTACGACATTTTGTGGGAAAGCCAAAGAAACAGAGAATAGATTAGGACGGGCACCGTCCCCTACCATCTGACTTCTAAATTCTGCTACATTGAATGCCATTGTATTCTCCTATTTAATTTTATTTATTAGACTGCACCAACGATAGTTGTGAAGTCAACACCAGTTCCAACAGCAACAAAGTTCAATTGAATGAAGTTAATTGAACGAGCAGGCTTAATAAAGATATCACCAACAAACTGGTTGCTATCAATAACTTGTGGTGTATTGTTTGTTGTGTCGCAAACAACCTTAAAGTCTGTAATACCACGGCGACCTTGTACATCACGCAGGAATGGTGTTACAAGAGCAACAAACTGTGCTCTGGTAAATTCATCGTTGAATTCGAACAGAGAAGATTGTGCTGCTGTTGCAATGGCTTTCTCAAGAACGATGAACAGACGGCGTACATTGATACGATCAAATGCACTTGGTTTGTTCAACAGAGTCTTGTCACCGAACAGAACTGTACCTTGGCCAGGGAAAGAAACAACTGGGTTTACGCCTGCGGCATAAATGGTGTCTCTTTGTGTTTTGTTAGGATTCCATGCCAACTTGATAGCATTCTTAACTTGACCGCGGTTGAAACCAGCTGGTGAGAACCATGGATCACGGGTAGTATCTGTGAATACGCAAAGACCAGCAACATCACCGTTCAGAGGAATCCAACGATACACATTGTTGTACTTGTCATACTGGTATTTCCAACCAGAATCAGCAACTGCATAAGAAGAAGTTGTACCAACAGAAGTCAACCATGATGCAATTGATGTTGTTTCTGAACCAGAATTATTGACAACTGCTGACTGTGGAGGAGAAATAAATGCCACACAATCTGCGCGAGAAGCTGCAATGTTAGAAATTACATAATTCTGTACAGTATTGGATGCGCCGCCTGTCAGAACAAGAGAAATATCTACTGTTTCTTTGTTGCCGAAAAGGTCATATCCGGTTTGAATGTTGCCATCTGTTACTGCTGAGTCTACACCACCTGCAAGAGATGAGGTATTAACTGCTGCTAGTTGAGCGAAAGCTGTATTTGCTGTACGACCCCAAGTTCCAGTTGTATTTGCAAAATCAACAGGATCTACTGCATAAATGTACTTAGATTGATTGAAAATTACTTGTTTGTAGTAATTTGATGCACCATTTACAGAAGCATCTGAGGCCTTTGACAAGAAAGGATAAACTTCCAACACTGCACCAGCTGTGCCGAAATTGCCTGCACTATCAACAACAACAATGTGCAGCTCATCATTGGAACCACCAGCAGCAGAAATTTGAGAAGAAGTTCCTGGAGCAGAAGTGAAGTAACCTTTGTATGTCCAACCAGTAAAGTTTGCCGAATTGTCGCAAACAGAAACAGTTAGTCCGTTACCAAGAGCACCTGGATAACGGGACATCCAAGCGCCATATGCATTTGCGTTGTTTGCGCTCAGATATGTGTACTGAAATGCATCTTCGTTTGCAACTTGTACGCGAGTGTGTGTAACAGTATTTGCGTCAGCATTTTTGGTGTTGGCGTGAATTGCTCTGACCACACTCAAATTATTGCCATACGACAAGAAATTTGCTGCCGTGAAGAAAGAAATCGCTGAATTTGAATCTGGTTTTCCGAATCTTTGTGTTAGAACAATTTCGTTATCAACCAAAACAATTTTGTTGGCAGGTCCCCAACTGAAGTTTCCAGCAAATGCACCAGCAGTAGTTAGAACAGAAGGAACAACTGTAGTTAGATCAACTTCTGATACATTTACGCCTGGAGAGATTTGAAATGCCATGTTTATTCTCCTTGATTATTATGTGTCTTTTGGCAATAGAATACCATAAAGAATATTTATGAAAGGTGGAATTTATAAGTTTCGTAATCTGTCTTTAACAAAACTTGAATATGTCTCTCCACCATTTGCAACTTCCCATAAATCACCTCCCATAACCTCAAAAGGATTATCTAGACCATCGTCAACAATGGGTTCTGGAAGTATATTTTCATCCATCTGATTCATATTTTCAATTTGAATCTGTTTTCTGATATCATGATTTACAATTTCTTTAAAATATTGCTGAGTTGCCACCCATGCAAATATAACCAAACCCATAACCAAATCGTCATTTGCACCTTCAGCAGCTTTGAAAGAATTCTTTTGTTGTTCAAATGTTGTTAGTTCTGAATATGTGTCGAAGTCTTGGATTAAAAGCTTGTCACCTTCAATTAAAGTTTTCAGGTTTGAACATCCAATTGCTTTGACCTGAGGTGACATTTTCAGTCCCATTTGTATACCACGAGCAAAACCAGCTGATAATTGTTGTGGTTTTTTATTACCTGTGTATACTTTCCACAAGTTTTCATATTCAAAGTCTGCATGTAGAGAATCTGCAACTTGTGGATTATTGTTAATTTCTACCAGAACATATGCATCATTATACATTCTAGCTGCATTGTAGATTACAGTAGGAAAAAGAATTGGTGTAATCGATGAACTGGCATATGCCGCAACTTGTTTATATGGAGTTTGTGATATATCAATTACTTGGAATGCAGAGCTGTCTAAGTTTTTACCTTCGGACACATCAACAGTAATTGCATATAGGTGATCCGATTTACCACCATCAGACTCCTTGATGGGCATTTCGTATATTTTCAGACCATCGTGTGTTGCAATTGGGTCTCTATAGGCCATGGTTTGCAACTTGTAACCAGAAACTAGTGTGTTGGAAGAACCTAAGAACTCGGTTTCAAATTCTTGTCTGAACTGTCGTTCAGATGTGTTACGAATTGTTTCTTCTTTCCAGGCCTCATCTCTACCTGGTACCATTGACCAATGAATTTCAAAAGTCTTATAATTATTCTTTTTATTGATTGCATCCATCCACAACTTGTAGAACAGATTCATGCCGTTTGGTGTGGATACAATAATAATCTTTGAGGTTTTACCTGATGAAATTACAGGGTAAACAGAGTTGAAGAATTCTTCCGCAATATTGTTTGGCACGAAAGCAAATTCGTCCAAGAATACACAGTTAAAAGAACCACCTCGAATTGCTGATGATGAGGTTGATGCGGCAATAATTTTAGAACCATTTTCAAGTTCTACATTACCTTTGTTCCATACCATAACACCT